AGCCAAACCCAATGCCAGAATCTGTTACAGATAGATGTACAAAGGGACACGAGTACATTTTCTTGATGACGAAGAACCCTGACTATTACTTTGACTACCAAGCTATCCGAGAACGTTCTGTTTCAAAGATGGACAGAGAACATCTTTCTCCGATTGGTGGAAAGAAGAACGCACTAAAACCTGGTTCGTATTCAGGTAATGCCCCAGAGAACGATGGGTTTAGAAACAAACGTTCTGTGTGGAATGTTCCTATCCGAGCAAAGTCATACGAAGGAGCACACTTCGCAGTTTATCCCGAAGACCTTATCACACCTTGTGTTCTTGCTGGTGCTCCCGAAGGTGGTATTGTCTTTGACCCGTTCTTTGGTGCAGGTACAACTGGTGCCGTTGCAATCAAGAACGGAAGAACTTACATTGGTTGTGAGTTGAATCCAGAGTATATCCAAGTTGCAAAGAATCGTCTTGACCCGATTCACTTGAAGCGTGAAAATATGGAAAAGGCAGATGGTATTATTCAAAGTTACTTCCAATTCTAATGATAGATACCAACGTTATATTAGAGGGTGATTGCATTCAATCTTTGAAATCATTACCCGAAGGTATTGTAAATACGTGTGTTACGTCTCCACCTTATTATGGACTTCGTGATTATGGTGAACAAGGACAAGTCGGTCTGGAACAAACTCCAGAAGAATATGTCCAAAAGTTGGTAGAAGTATTCCGAGAAGTAAAACGTGTGCTCCGTGATGATGGAACTCTTTGGTTGAACTTGGGTGATTCATATTCTGGTAGTGGTAAAGGTCCTGCTGGTAATCTTGGAAAAACTCATAACGAACGAGAGATGACACATACTCACGTTAGTGGTAAAGTTCCCGATGGTCTAAAACCAAAAGACCTCATCGGTATTCCGTGGATGGTTGCATTTGCTCTTCGTAATGATGGATGGTATCTCCGTCAGGATATTATTTGGCATAAACCAAATCCAATGCCTGAGTCAGTTACAGACAGATGTACAAAATCTCACGAGTATATTTTCCTTCTTTCCAAGTCAAAGACATATTACTATGATGCGGAAAGTATAAAGGAACCAGTCAAACAAGATTGGGGAACAAGAGATAGAACAAACGGAAAGTATCACAATGCTGGAACTGGCCTGAATCCACATACTGGATTACAAAAGTCATACGAGAAGGCAAACAAACGTTCTGTTTGGTCTGTTACAACAAAACCATTTCACGGAGCACACTTTGCAACTTTCCCACCTGATTTGATTGAACCTTGTGTTATCGCAGGTTCACCTGAAGGTGGAATTGTATTAGACCCATTCTTCGGGTCAGGAACAACTGGTTTGGTCGCAATGAGAAATAATAGAAAATATCTTGGATGTGAACTAAATTCTGAGTATATTAGTATTGCGAATGAAAGATTGAAGCCAGTGGAAACAGAAATCAAAAACAAAGAAATTACAGAATCTCTTATTCAGAATTATTTTCAATTCTAACAAATAAATTTAGACAGGAGTAAATATGGAAAAGTCAAGGTTGATGAACTTCATTAGCAAGTATCACCTAAACGGTTTGGTTCAATCGGTTGCTTGGAACTCTAATGGTTCTCTTTCAACTCGGTTTATCTCTGACGATAAGTCGGTGGTAGGAGAAGTTCAGATGAACACATTCAACGGAACAAAGTCAAAGCTCGGTGTTTACAATACCGACCTTCTTGTAAAGTTGCTCGGTGTTCTTGGTAATGACATCAATTTCAATGTCAATCTTGCACAAGACAAGGCATTCTCACTTACACTTGACGATAACTCAACAACGGTAAACTATATGTTGGCTGATATGGCAGTTATTCCACCAACGCCAGAGTTGAAGCAACTTCCACCATTCCAAGTCACAATCAAGTTGACAAAGGAATTCATTGATAAGTTTATTCGTGCTAAGGGAGCTCTTCCTGAAATTGAACACTTTACTCTTGTCAAGAATCAAAAGCTGAACAAGTATCAAGTTGTTCTTGGTCATTCTAATCTAAACTCAAATCGTATCTCTCTTGATATTGATTGTGAAGCTAGTGAAGACATCGAACCTATTTCATTCTCAGCAAAGTATTTCCGTGAGATTCTTGCAGCAAACAAGGACTTAAATGGTGGAACACTCGCGGTTTCATCGGAAGGTCTTGCAAAAGCAGAGTTTGAAATTGATGGATTTGAATCAAGATATTTCTTAGTTCGTATGGAGAACAACTAATATGGACGAGTTCTATTGGAAGAAACGGGATTCCTATTGGAAGCCAGATTACTATGTAAGTCCAGAAGGTAAAGTTCTTGGTGAACTAACTGAAAGTCGTGAGAGCAATACATGGAGAGCAAGCGTATGGAGTGAATCAGATAGACACTTTATAACACTTGGTATCTATATTGCAGAGGAACTTGCTAAGTCTGCAATAGAGCAATATTGTGAGGATAATTACTAAGAGATTTCCACACAAAGAAATAACAAAAGGGAACTTCGGTTCCCTTTTTTCATTTGGAAATGTCCCAAAAATTTCGTATATTGTATTCATCTGATAACAATAAGGTTTCAAAATGTTCAATCCCCAACACACTCTTTATGTGGAAAAGTATCGTCCACAGTCACTTGACACGTATATTGGAAACGAAACAATCAAGGAAACGTTCAAGCGATACCTACAATCGGGTGATGTACCACACCTTCTTCTTTATGGTGATGCCGGTAGTGGTAAGACAACACTTGCAAAGATTGTAGCCAACACAATTTCAAAAGACAATTACATTTACATAAATGCTTCCGATGAGAACTCCATTGATACCGTCCGAGACAAAATCAAGCAGTTCGCATCGTCAATCGGTTTCGGTGGTTTGAAGATTATCATTCTCGACGAGTCCGATTATCTCACTCCAAATGCACAAGCTGCTCTCCGTAACATCATGGAGACGTTCAGCAAGACAACACGATTTATCCTAACGTGTAATTACGTGGACAAGATTATTGACCCGATTCAATCTCGGTGTCAAATCTTCAACATCGTTCCTCCATCTAAGAAAGATGTTGCTGTTCACACGATGGGAATTCTTGAATCGGAAGGTGTGGAGTTCTCAAAGGAAGATTTAGCACAAATCATCAACATGACTTATCCTGATATTCGTCGTGTTCTAAATACAGTTCAACGTTGTATTCTCGATGGTAAGATGCAACTTGATAAGTCAACACTTGTTCAGAATAACTTTTACTCAACGATTGTTGATATTCTAAAGTCAAGTAAGAACAAGAAAGAAAAGTACACAGAGATTCGTCAGATTCTTGCTGACAACTCAATCCGTGATTACAACCCACTCTTCCGTTATCTATATGATAATGTAGAGGAGTTCGCGAACGGGTTTGTATCAACTGCGATTCTTATTATCGCGGAATCACAATACAAAGATGCAATGGTAGTAGACCACGAAATAAATGCGATGGCAATGTTTATTCAACTAATTATGGAAATTGATCAAAGGAAATAACTATGAGCAATGTATTTGATATTGGTGGTGGAGAACAAACACCACAACCACAACGTGTAAATGTAAATCTCAATGACGCACAAGATATTACTTGTGATAAGTGTGGTGGACATTTCTTTCATTCAGTAACCTTCTTCAAGAAGATTTCAGCTCTCATGTCTCCAACAGGTAAAGAAGCAATCGTTCCACTTGAAACGTATGCTTGTCTTGAATGTGGAAATATCAATCCTGAATTTTTACCAACAGGGTATGGTCATAATGGCTAAGTCCTTGTTCGATTTGATAAAGGGTGTAACCAAAGATAAAATCAAATGGGAATCCCTTTCTGAAGAAGACCAAAAGGTGTGGAATAACTTTATGATCACCCGTTGGTTTTCTATGGAAATGGAACTAACGGATGCCGTGAACGACTTTCAAAAGTATAGTAACGGCATCCTCACTTCCAAAGATTACTACAAATTACTTCATGATATTCTACCAAAGACAACATTCTATCTGAAGTACACGAAGAAAAAGAAAAAGATAGATATAGATTCTCAATTCGTAGATTTATTCTCTCAACATTATCAACTTGGTAAGAAAGTAATTTTTGAGTATATTACAGATCTTGTAAGAGTAAATCCAAATGAACTTGTTTCTGTTTTGGAATCTTATGGGACAAAGAAAGAAGATGTGGAAAAATTCAAGAAACAAATAAAGACACTACAATGAGGAATAAGATGGCAATAAAAGAAATTGATTTGGGTAAGAAGAAGGATGAGAATGACATCGTTGCCCAAATGGAAGAGAAGTTTCCAGTTATGACTACGGACTTCAAGAGAATTCAACGTGAACAGTATGAACTCTTTTGCCGTAAGCAGTCTAACTATGGGCCGGATAACATTTCATTAGGAACAACTCTTGAAAGAGAAAACGATAGAAAGTTGTCACTTCAAGGTTTGTTCTTCCGATTGAATGATAAAATCAATCGGTACAAGCAAATGATCATGTTTGGTTCAGTCGATGCAGTTGGTGAATCACTTGAAGATACATTCAAAGATATTTCAGTTTACGGTATCATTGCACAACTCGTTCAAAACGGGAAGTGGGGTAAGTAATGTCTTCTTCAAGAATTTCCTTTTCACAATATCAAATGTGGAAGGGATGTCCTCATCGCTGGAAACTGAATTACATTGATAAGGTTTCCGTTCCTTCTCCATCTATTGCACTCGTTTTTGGAACTGCAATGCACGAAGTTCTACAAATGTACGTGGAGATGTTATATCGTTCTACGATTGAAGAAGCGAATGCACTTCCACTCGAAGACCTTCTAAAAGAAAAGATGGGTGTAGAGTATAAGAAGATGTTGACTGAAAACAATGACGAACACTTTTCACACCGCGATGAAATGCAAGAACACCTAATGGATGGGATCGAAATCATCCGTTGGTTCAAGGCACATCGTGAAGAGTTCTTTATGAAAAAGGGTTGGGAACTTGTTGGTATTGAAAAGCCAATCAACATCATTCCTGTTGAGTCAAATCCAAATGTTCGTCTTGTTGGTTTCCTTGACTTGGTGATGCGAGATTTGAAAACCGGTAAGATTCATATCTACGATTTCAAAACATCAACAAGTGGTTGGAACAAATACACAAAGGCAGATAAGGTAAAGACATCACAACTTGTTCTTTACAAAACATTCTATGCA